GTCGTTTCTTTATCATTCCTCCTTCAAGCCGCAATACGTTGATGGGTCTTTCCCGCTATACGGAACAGGCTTTTGTGGGTAATGGCAATGCAATCCGTACTGGTGAAATCGGTAATCTGTATGGTATCCCTGTGTTTACATCTAGCAATGCTGATACTGGTGCAGGTAACACTGCAACAGATCGTATCTGCTTGATGGGTCACAAGGACTCTATGGTTCTGGTTGAGCAAATTGGTATCCGTTCACAAACTCAGTACAAGCAAGATTACCTTGCTACTTTGTTTACATCTGATACTTTGTATGGCGTGAAAGCACTTCGTGCAGCCGCTACAACGCATTTGCGTTAGCAGTTCCAGCCTAATAGTTGCCTTTTCCCCTCGCCTTAATCGGTGGGGGGATTTTTTACATCAAGGAGATTTATTATGGCAGCAGCAACAGCAGTAGTTTCCCGTAGGGGAAATGACCAGTTTCGAGGTCTTTTTTCGGATACTTGGTCTGTAACAGCAACTCTAAACGCTTCATCTTTGGTAGATGGCGCTGGTGAGACAAACACAATTACAGTTCCAGGCGTTGCTTTGGGCGATATTGTGATGAACGTAAGTATGGGTGTGGATGTCTCTGGCCTCTCCATCACGCCTTATGTTTCAGCGGCAAATACTGTCTCAATTCGTTTCCAAAACGAAAGTACCGCTACTGTGGACTTGGCAAGCACAACAATTAAGTGCGTTGTGGTTCGTTTGGTCTAATCTAAAGGGGGCTAATACCCCCCTTTTTTTGGAGTTTTTATGGCTACTTTTAGATGTTTACAGTCGGGTACTGAAATAACTTTTACCTATCAACATGATATTGATAGCATGAGAGATCATTCAGGGTATGTCCGTGTTGAGGATAAGAAGCCTCCTGTTGAACCTACGGCTCAACCTAAACCTGTCAAGAAGATGGGTCGCCCAAAGAAAGTAGAAAATGTCTGAGATTGACCCAAGAGAATTTGGTAAGTTAGAAGCCCAAGTTGAGGCTTTACAGACTGAAGTTCATGCACTTCGCCAAGATATTAAAACGCTTTTAGAAATGGCAAACAAATCTAAAGGCGGTTTTTTCGTTGGAATGGCTATCGCCTCTGTTATTGGCGGTTTCATTTCTTTTGTTGCAACCAAGCTAGTTCGATAAGGATTTATATGCCACAAGTTGGAAACAAGAAATTCCCATACACAGAAAAAGGCGAGAAAGAAGCCAAAGAATATGGCAAGAAGAAATCTATGCCCGTTACTGTAATGATTGCTATTGGCAAGCCTAAAGCTATGCCTACCCGTGGTGGTCGCACAGCTACTAACATGATGAAGAAGTCTAGTCGGGGCAAGTAATGAAGACCAAAGCCCAAAAGAAGATCAGCAAGGTGATGACTGAGTTTGGCAAGGGCAAGCTGACTACCAATAAAAAGGTCGTTACTAATCCAAAACAGGCTATGGCTATTGCTTTGTCCGAAGCTGGTAAGGCTAAAAAGAAATGAAGCCTAAGTCCAAGGTCAACCAAGCGGGTGTTTACACCAAGCCTACCATGCGAAAAGCCTTGTTTGAGAAGATCAAGGCGGGTAGCTCAGGTGGTGATCCTAACGAATGGTCAGCCCGTAAAGCACAACTTCTTGCGAAAGAATACAAAGCCAAGGGTGGGGGGTATAAAACATGAGCAAAGAAAAAACACATTACACGCCTGATGGCAAGGTCTATAAAGGCCCAACTCACAAGGCGGGTGATAAGCTGATGACGGGTGTTAAACATACTCCAACAAGTAAGTTTCTAACTCATACACCAAAGAAGAAGAAATGAAGAACCCACAGCAGTCCCTCAAAGATTGGTCAAAGCAGAATTGGAGAACCAAGTCTGGTAAACCATCATCCCAGACGGGTGAGAGGTATCTGCCAGAGGCGGCTATCAAGTCTCTGTCTTCACAAGAGTATGCGGCTACCACAAACGGCAAAATTTAGATGAGGTAAATATGAAGAGTCCTGCTTGGCAAACAAAAGAAGGAAAAAACCCCAAGGGGGGCTTGAATGCCAAAGGAAGGGCATCGTATAATGCAGAAACTGGTGGCAATTTAAAGCCTCCAGTAAAGTCGGGGGATAACCCTCGCAGAGCAAGTTTCTTGGCTCGTATGGGTAGTAATGATGGCCCTGAGTACAAGAATGGTGAACCAACGAGACTGCTTCTTTCGCTAAAGGCTTGGGGTGCTAATTCCAAGTCTGACGCAAAGGCAAAAGCTAAAGCTATATCCGCAAGGAACAAAGCGAAAGCAAAATGAGACCAGTATCTGTTGGAGTCAGCCCTACGGCGGCAGTATTGACCACTGTTTTTACAGTGCCAACGGGGTACTACGCCAAATTTACGGTGATGTATGTTCACAACACTGGTGGATCAACAAAGCACATTACTGTTGCTTGGAACGATGCAAGCACTGCGACTAGCTATGACATTCTTACCGCGCTGAACTTCACTTCAAAGGAATACCTTCAGTTTGATGGTGCTGCTTACATTGTTTTAGAAGAAGGCGACAAGATTCAAATCACAACTGAAGCGGGTAGTAGCTTCAGTTTTATAGCAACCTTTGAGGTTGAAGGAGCGCAAAGAATATGACCTATCTACAACTGATAAACAATGTGCTGATTCGTTTGCGTGAGACGCAAGTTTCCACTAACAATGAGACAAGTTACTCGACCCTGATTGGCTTGTTTGTCAACGATGCCAAGCGCCAGATCGAGGACGCTTTTAGCTGGAACGTGTTGAGTCAAACAGTCACCATCACCACGGTGGCCGCGACCTACATCTATTCGATGACAGGTGCGGGTCAGAAGTTCCAAGTGCAAGACGCAATCAACACCACATCAAACATCGGTCTGCAAAACATCAGTTTTGTGGAGATGAACCGCTATCAAAACCTTGTCCCAACAACAAACGGTATTCCTCAATATTACGCATTTGATGGCGTTGACGGTAATGGCGACACAAAGGTGGTGCTGTACCCTCGACCTGATGGGGTCTTCAACATCCCGTTTTCGTTGACAGTACCCCAAGCTACATTGGCGGCTGATGGCACATCTGTGCTTGTCCCTGACACTCTAGTGGTACAAAACGCCTACGCCCGTGCGTTGGTGGAGCGTGGCGAAGATGGCGGTTTAAACTCTTCCGAGGCTTATCAACTGTATCGTGGAATGTTGTCTGACCAGATCGCTCTTGAAGGCACACGCTATCCTGAAAATCAGGAGTTTGTAGCGATATGAGTCAAGTCCTCCAAACAGCAAGCATCTCAGCGCCAGGTTTCTTTGGCCTGAATACGCAAGACTCGCCGTTGGACTTGGCGGCTGGCTTTGCCTTGGTTGCGACTAATTGCGTGATTGACCAGTTTGGTCGCATCGGCTCACGCAAGGGCTGGGCGCGGGTCAACGCATCTGCTGGTAATTTGGGTGCAAATGCCCCTGCTGTGATCCACGAACTGGTGCAGACTGACGGCACTCTAACAATCCTCTTTGCTGGAAACAACAAGCTGTTTAAGTTAGACAGTAGCAATGCAGTGGTTGAATTGACCTACGGCGGCGGTGGCACAGCACCTACCATCACGGCAAACAACTGGTCTTGCGCCTCGCTTAACGGCATTACTTACTTCTTTCAAACAGGCTTTGACCCGCTGATCTTTGACCCCGCTGTCAGCACAACGACCTTCAGGCGCGTTAGTGAGAAGTCAGGCTACGTTGGCACTGTACCCTCGGGCAACATTGCTATCAGCGCCTATGGCCGATTGTGGGTGGCAGATACGGCATCGGATAACACCACGGTCTTTTTCTCTGATCTGCTTGCTGGTCATGTTTGGTCAACGGGTACTTCAGGTTCTTTAAATACCAATCTAGTTTGGCCTAATGGCGCGGATAACATCACTGGCCTAGCAGCGCACAACAACTTCCTGATCATCTTTGGTCAGCGTCAGATTCTGGTTTATTCAGGTGCAACTACCCCTTCGACCATCACACTGGCCGACACGGTGGCAGGTATCGGTTGCATCGCAAGAGATTCGATCCAAGGCACTGGCAAGGATGTTTTGTTCTTGTCCAATTCAGGAGTGAGATCATTTGCGCGGACTGTGATTGAGAAATCAGTGCCGATTGGCGACTTGTCTAAGAATGTGCGTAGTGACTTTATGAACATTGTCGCTGGCGAAACACTGGCAAACATTAAGTCTGTTTATTCTGAAACGGAAGCGTTCTATCTGATAACCCTACCGTTTGTCAAAGAGGTGTTTTGCTTTGACACCCGTGGGCAGTTACAAGATGGATCGTTCAGAGTTACCACTTGGGATTCTATTGAGCCGTCAGCGTTACTCTCAAGGCGCAATGGTGATCTGCTACTGGGCAAGACAAGCTACATTGCAAAGTACACGGGCGCACAAGATGATACTTCCTCGTATCGGCTGCTGTACTACACCAACCACGCTGATCTAGGAAATGCCAATGTCACCTCGCTGTTAAAGCGGCTCAAGGTGATTGTGATTGGCGGCACAAACCAATTTGTAACGCTGAAGTGGGGCTTTGACTTCAGCACCAACTATCTGTCAAGTAATGCACAAATTCCGACACAATCTGTTGCTGAGTACGGGATTGCTGAATACGGCGCAAATGCCACGGTGATTGCCCAATACGCTAATGGTGTTGCTTTGCAAACTTTGAGCGTTTCTGCCAGTGGAAGCGGTAAAATCGTGCAAACGGGCTATGAGGCTGACATTGATGGCTCTGCGCTGTCTATACAACGGATTGAAATCCAATCAAAGGACGGGAAGACAGTATGAGTAACTATACACAAAGTACTAATTTTGCTACTAAAGACGCACTAACTTCTGGCGACCCGCTGAAGATCGTCAAAGGTACAGAGATCAACACGGAGTTTGTAAACATTTCGGTGGCTATTGCAACCAAGGCTGATTTAGCATCTCCTACTTTTACAGGTACGCCAACCTTACCAACAGGCACGATTGCGGTTACGCAATCCTCATCGGATGACAGCACTAAACTAGCTACCACAGCATTTGTTCAAGATGTGGCAGACGCTATAAAAGCCGCCCTGTTTCCTGTTGGCTCTATTTACACTAACAGCTCTGTAGCCACTAATCCTAGCACTCTTCTAGGATTTGGCACTTGGTCAGCATTTGGCGCTGGTCGAGTCATGGTGGGCTTTAATTCTGGTAACGCCTTGTTTGACACGGCTGAAGAAACTGGCGGTAGTGCTGACTCTACATTGCCAAGCCACACGCATACGGCGACATCTACTGTTACTGACCCCAGTCACTCACACGGATTGATGGGTTCTTCTAGCACAGGAACAACAAGGGGGCTTGTTGAGGGCGCAAATCGAGATGTTCAAGGCGGTGACGGAACGCCTTCTAGGGGTTATGTGCAAACCGCTTCTACTGGTGGTGAGAACTTGGTTGAAACAAAGACAACTGGAGTTACCGTTGCCACAACCAACGCATCTGCTGGTTCTAGTGGTACTAATGCTAACTATCAGCCATATATCACTGTATATATGTGGAAGCGCACTGCATGATTACGCACCACTTCAGCGATGGTCTGTATGCCAAAGAAGCCGTATTTACGGAGGGCACAGCCATTCTGAAGCACGTACATGACTTTAGCCATTTGTCTATTCTTGCTAAAGGTAAGGTTGCTGTGATGAAGGGTGAGGATGTACAGGTTGTTGAAGCGCCAGCTTGCATTGAGATTAAAGCGGGTTTGACGCATGGTGTTAAAGCGTTGACAGATTGTGTTTGGTTTTGTATTCACGCCACTGACGAGAAAGATCCGTCAAAAGTGGACGATATTTTGATTGGAGTTTGATATGCCTATTTCAGCAGCCTTAATCGGTGGTGGTTCTATTATTGGTGGATTAATTGGTGGTCGTTCTGCCAAACGAGCCGCACAGATTCAAGCCGATGCACAGGTTAGGGCGGCACAATTAGCCGCTGAAGAAGCGCGTTTCCGACCAGTAGGAGTTACTACACGTTTTGGTCAGTCTCAATTCCAGACTGATCCTACAACAGGTCGTGTGTCTGGTGCTAGTTACACCTTAGACCCCACCCTTCGTGCTTATCAAGACAGGTTCATGGGTTTGGCTGGTGGCGGTCTTTCCCAAGCTGAACAAGCACAACAACAGTTCGCGCCACTACAAGGTGCGGCTCAAGGCTTGTTTGGTTTAGGTCAACAATATCTTGCACAGTCTCCACAAGAGGCGGCACAGCAATACATGGCTCAACAACAAGAGTTGTTAGCCCCTAGTCGTGAACGCCAATATGGACAACTGCAAAACCAATTGTTCCAAACTGGTAGGAGTGGTCTATCTGTTGGCGCTACTAGTGCTCGACCAAGTGGTGCAGCAGGTCTTGGCGCTTCAACCCCTGAGACTGAGGCATATTACAACGCCTTGGCTCAACAAGATGCGGCATTGGCGGCTCAAGCAATGCAAGCAGGGCAACAACAGACTGCCTTTGGTGCGGGATTGTTTGGCACTGGTGGTAACTTGCTGACCCAAGGTTATGGTGGTCAGGCGGCGGCTCTTGGCCCGTATGAGGCTTATTTACAGCAGATGAAGCAGTTGGAGTCATTAGGTCAACAGCCTCTGCAACTAGGAATTGACATTGGTGCGAAGGGGCAGAGTAATGCGGCGGCTCAAGCAATGTTAAGCACAGGGCCATCACGGGAATCCTATGCAGCCAATGCTTTCAACCCATTTGCAGAATCGTTGATGGCGGCTGGTCGCAACCCTGCGTTTCAGCGTGGGGTTCAACCTTATGCAAGCGCATTAGGACAATCAGCAATGTACGGAAATCAAAATGTTTATGGATTTGGTGGCGGTGGTACTGTGCCTACCCAATTCTCTCTTTTTGGCGAATATTAAAGGTCAATCATGGCATCAATAATGGACACATTGTTTGGCGTATCAGCCGAGCGTTTTCAACAAGAGCGTGATGCAGCGGCTGAAGCACAAGCCTTGCAGTATGCCCGTCTTTCTCCAATTGAGAAAGCTAGTCTTGGAATTCAACGTGGGGCTTATGGCCTTGCGGGTGCGCTAGGCGGTGCATTGGGCGGCACAGACCCTGAGTTGCAACGTAGGACTCAAGCGCAACAAATCTTGGGCATGATTGACCCATCAAAGCCTGAGACTTTTGACATGGCAGCGCAGATTGCAGCGGATCGGGGCGACCAACAGTTAGCCTTTGGCTTGCGTATGGAGGGTGATAAGTACAAGCAACAAGCGTTTGTCAGGGCTGATGAGGCTCAGACAAGGGCAGATAGGCTTTTGGCACGACAACAGGCAACACAAGCTCAAGCAATTGCACAAACTGCCTATCAGCCAGGCACTCCAGAGAGAGCGCAGATGTTGGACGTTCAAGAACAACAACAAATGGCAGATCAAGGCACTCCAATGCCTGAGAATATTGCTGCTGTTGCACCAAGTTTTGACATCCAACGTGTAGCACCTATTTTGATGCGTACATCAGCAGGTCGAGCAGAACTTAAAAACTTAGTTGAGGCACAAAAGCTGACACGACCAGAGACAATTTCAGTCAAAGAAGGCGAAACTCTTTACAACTATCCAACAAGTCCTGGTGGGGAATATAGGCCTGTAATAACCGGAGGTGCAAAACCAGCGCCATTTACAGGTGACATGGCTAACGCTGCGAATCTTTTGTATAGAACAACCGATCCATCAAAAATCTTTGCTCAAGCAGGGCAACAAGGTATTGATGCTGTTAATGCAAAAGCACTTGAAATAACAATAGCTAAACGTCCAGTTACCAATGTTACAAACACTGTCTCTAACAATATGCAAAGAGGGTTTGGAGATACTTTGACTGAAACCATTTCATCCAATATCAAAGCTGGACGGGCTGCCGTTGCCGCAAATAGTGCTGTGCAAAGTATGCAAACTTTGCTTGATGAAGGCGTAAGAACTGGATTTGGTCAAGATACGATGCTTCAGCTTGGTCGTGCTGGGCAATTCTTTGATCCAGAGTTCAAGGTCAAGGGCTTGGCTGGACAGGAGGCGTTTCAATCCTTTGCAACTGGTGTAATCTTGCCACAAGTTAAACAGCTTGGCGTAAATCCAACAGATGCAGATTTGAAATTTATTTCTACAGGCTCTCCAGGTTTATCTAAGACTCCAGAGGGCAATAAATTATTGCTGTCTGCATTGCAACTTAAATTAAATCGTGAACAAGATTTAGCTAGATTTACAAATCAATTTTTGGCCTCAAATCAAGAGTTGGTTACAAAAAATCCTGTACAAGCCTACACAAAATTTAATGAAGCGTTTGACCAGTATACGCAAACAAGCCCGTTATATGGGCCAGCGTCT